TGAAGAAACCGACGACATCAGCATGGAAGCCGAAGACGACGAAGGCAGTGGTGCAGCCGCTACCAAAGACGACATCAAGGATCTGGCCGACAAGCTGGACGAACTCATGGCAGATTTTGAAGCCATGATGGGCGGAGACATGGGCGATGATGACATGGGCGACGGCGATGATTTTGAAATGGACGCCGGTGGTGACGCAATTGAAGTTGACGACACTGAAGAAATGCTGCCCAAAGACGACGAAATGATGGAAGCAGTTAGTCTAAAAGCCGCTCCCAAGCCTGTTACTTCAGAAGAAGGCAGCGTCAACAAGAAGTCCACTGTGGCTGCTAACGCAGGTGCAAAAGGTCCAATTGGTAGTTCAGTGAAGCCAGTACACACCACTGGCGCCGAAGCCAAGGGTCGTCCTGCTCCAACCACCAAGGATTTGATTGGCAAAGTAGGTAATTCGCCAGCACAGGGAACACAAAAACCCACACCAGCTACCAAGCCTCACACAGCACAGGCAACTGGTGTAAACACCAAGTCAGTGGTACCTAGCTCACACAACTAAAAATGACATACCTAAGAGAACAACTTACTTTTCACCAGGCGAACATTCAGATTCTAGAGGAGTCTGACGCCTCTGGCGGTAAGCATCTTTATCTTGAAGGTATTTGCATTGAAGGCAACAAGCGCAACGCCAATGAACGTGTGTATCCACTGTACGAAATCAAACGTGCAGTAGACACTATCAACAAGCAGATCGTAGAAGGATACTCAGTATTGGGTGAAGTGGATCATCCTGATGATCTCAAAATCAATCTTGATCGTGTTTGCCACAACGTAGAAAAAATGTGGATGGACGGCGACGCAGGTTGCGGCAAGTTGAAGATTTTGCCCACTCCCATGGGCAATCTCATCAAGACTCTGCTGCAATCTGGCGTTAAGCTTGGTGTCAGCAGTCGTGGAAGCGGTAACGTTGACGATCGTACCGGACATGTCAGTGACTTTGAAATAGTCACAATTGATGTGGTTGCACAGCCCAGCGCACCCAATGCGTATCCCAAGGCAATATACGAAGGTCTCATGAACATGAAATATGGACATAGACTGTTGGAAGTTGCTCGTGATGCTGGTATGGACAACAAAGTAGAGAGATATTTGAAGCAGGAAGTAGTCAAACTGATCAAAGATCTCAAAATCTAAGGAGAATCTAATAATGTTAGATGCATTGAAACCATTGCTAGATAGCGACCTACTCACCGAGGAAACTCGTCAAGAGATCAACGAAGCTTGGGAAGCCAAGCTGAATGAAGCTCGTGAGCAGGCCCGTGCAGAACTCCGCGAAGAGTTTGCACATCGCTATGAGCACGATAAGCAAGTCATGGTGGAAGCCTTGGATAGAATGGTTACAGAAAGCCTGACTCAGGAAATTCAACAAGTGCAAGCTGAAAAGCAAGCATTGGCTGAAGATCGCGTGAAATTTCAAAGCAAAATGTTGGAAGGTGCCACCAAGTTTAACAGCTTCATGGTTACCAAACTGGCAGAAGAAATTAGCGAACTGCGTCGGGACCGCAAGCAGCACAATGAAGGACTAGAAAAACTAGAAAATTTTGTGATGCAAGCACTGGCTCGTGAAATCACCGAATTTGCGCAAGACAAGCGTGAAGTGGTGGAGACCAAGGTGCGCCTGGTGCGTGAAGCACGTGGCAAACTGGAAGAACTCAAGGCACGCTTTGTAAAAGAAAGTGCTGCCAAGATGAGCCAAGCTGTTAGCCGTCATCTCAAGGAAGAACTAAATCAACTGCATGAAGACATCCGTGTTGCTCGTGAGAACAGCTTTGGACGTCGTATCTTTGAAGCCTACGCAGCTGAGTTCAGCGCAACTCATCTCAACGAAAAGGCCGAAGTTCGCAAACTGTATAGTTTGTTGGACATGAAAGATCAACAGTTGGCCGAAGCAATTGAACTCACTGAGAAAGCCAAAGTCTTGGTTGAGAGCAAGAACCGCGAAATTCGCATGGTTCGGGAAAGCAACGAGCGAGAGGCAATTATGAGCGAGTTGTTGAGTCCCCTAAATCAGGACAAAGCCGAAGTAATGCGTAATTTGTTGGAAAGCGTTCAGACCCCGCGTCTGAAGTCAGCTTACGAAAAGTATCTACCAGCAGTGCTAGAAGATCGTTCAGTGAAAGCACAAAAAGTGATCACCGAACAGGTTTCTGCAGTGACCGGAGATAAAACTGTTCCAAGTAGTCAACAGGAAGATCGCAGCAATGTGATTGACCTCAAGCGCCTGGCAGGATTATAATTTTTTAGGAGACTTTGATGTCACAAGAACTACTAGAAAGTCGCTGGGGCGAGACCAAAGAAGCATTGCTCGAAGGTCTTAATGGCACCAAGCGCAACAATATGAGTGTGATTCTCGAAAACACTCGCAAGTACCTGAAAGAAAACGCAAGCTCAGGATCTACTGTAGCTGGTAACATTGCTACTTTGAACCGCGTGATTCTTCCAGTGATTCGCCGTGTTATGCCCACTGTTATCGCTAACGAATTGGTTGGCGTGCAGCCCATGACTGGTCCTGTGGGCCAAATCCACACTCTACGTGTGCGTTATGCTCAAAACCTGACCGACACTTCAGCTGCTGCAACCAGCGTGGCTGCAGGTGAAGAAGCACTGAGCCCATTCAAAATCGCAACTGCGTACTCCACAGTACCTCAGGGCACTGATACCGCTACCAACTACACTGGTGGCGCAACAGCTACCATGGAAGGCACTGGCGGTAAGCAGATTTCTGTGCAGATCTTGAAGCAAGCGGTTGAAGCTAAGACCCGCAAGCTACAAGCTCGTTGGACATTTGAAGCCGCGCAAGATGCACAAGCAATGCACGGCATTGATGTTGAAGCAGAAATCATGGCAGCTTTGGCTCAAGAAATTACAGCTGAAATTGACCAAGAAATCCTGTTGAGCCTGCGTAGTCTGGCTGCAACTGAGTTCACATACAACCAAGCTACTGTATCTGGTACTGCTACATTTGTTGGTGACGAACACGCTGCATTGGCTGTTCTGATCAACCGTGTTGCTAACCTGATCGCTCAGCGTACACGTCGTGGCGCTGGTAACTATGCTGTTGTTAGCTCAGCTGCATTGACAGTGCTGCAGAGCGCAACAACTTCTGCATTTGCACGTACCACAGAAGGCACCTTTGAAGCACCCACAAACACCAAGTTTGTTGGTACACTGAACGGCAGCATGAGAGTGTTTGTTGATAGCTATGCTAGCGACACAACTCCTGTGTTGGTTGGTTACAAAGGTTCTTCAGAAGCTGACGCACCAGCATTCTACTGCCCATACATTCCATTGATGAGCAGCGGTGTTGTTCTGGATCCGGCAACATTTGAACCAGTCGTGAGCTTCATGACTCGTTATGGCTACATTGAGCTTACCAACACCGCTAGCAGCTTCGGCAACGCTGGCGACTATGTGGGTGAGATTGCTGTGTCTAACCTGTCATTCAGCTAATCCTACTGGATCACAACCAAATCAAAAAAGCCCCTTGCGGGGCTTTTTTGTTGGGGTAAATTTACTGACGATAAGTAATTTTGTGACAACAGTCACAGCTCGTGTTTAACACACATACACACATTGAAAGGAGATAATCATGAGCAAAACACCTTACGAGATTCGTCTTGAACTTCTCAAATTGGCCAAAGATTCACTCTGGGAACCAATTTATCAAAAACGTCACGCTATGTCAGACGAGTACCACGCCAAGCTGACAGATGCCAATCGCGGAACTCTTCCATTCCCAACCATGCCAGATTTTCCGTCTACCACGGATATTGTCAGCAAGGCCGAGGAACTGAAAAAGTTTATTGACCAAGCATAATAAAGCCCCGAAAGGGGCTTTTTTCTTGCCCCGATAAATATTGACATGGCTATCGTGATAGAAACCGGGGTAACTTTTGGGGGCGGCGTCAACATTGGCGAGGGCGCACAGCCTCAAATACAGCAGATTTTACTGACTGAATCAGGTGACACAATCACTACCGAAGCCGGAGATGCACTAACAACAGAATAAGAGACCGTTCATGGCTAATGTAAAAATTTCACAACTGCCCAGTCTGTCAACAATGACAGATGCCTCAGAAATTCCTGTGGTATCCAGTGGTACAACATACA